AACGACAAAGGCATCTACCCTAAAACGACAGGCACAGTCATACTTGGTGAAGACCAAGGTGGTACTTTTGCCACAGGAGTCACACAGAACATCCCTATACTTGCACAGAGTGCCAATCAAGGTATTGCAGTTGCCAGAGCAGAGGTAGACAGTCTCGTTAGAAGAATACCTTTATTGCTTAGAACACCTGACGGTTGGGTGCCAGCATTTGGCACTGAAGTTTTAAAGATTTTAGCTGGAGCAGACACCTACGTTATAAAAACCAATGATAATGGTCTGGAAGAAATACGAGTAAAAGGCTTGCCAGCAGTACCAGTAGACAGTTTAGGTCGTAAGTGGATAAGTTTCGTGAATACTCCACAAACCGATCTTCAAGAAATGGACGTAGAAGGACGTTTTGTATTCGTAGGATTTACTGCTAAAGGAGTCATGCCGCAGTTAAGCACACCTGTTGGTTATCTTGAACCACACAAGATACAAGCTGCTCTTGCTGAGTCAATTTTGATAGAAAACAGTCCTTATGTTCCAGATTACGCCTTGGCGGTTGAAACAGGCATTTTGTTGGTTTCTATAGGTCTTATGTGGCTCATATTAAACGTATTTGGCATAAGCCTTGGCATTACACTCGGCACCGTATTAATGGCTGGTACGGCTTATTATGGCTTTTGGACCATTCAACAAGGATTGCTTATAGACGTAACTTGGACACTTATTGCACAGTTCATTACGGGTTCTACAGCCTTTTACATGCGATTTAGAGAGCAATACAAGGCCAGACAGCTCATAAAACAGCAATTTGGTAAGTATTTAGACCCTAGAATGGTCAAAAAACTGCAAAAAAACCCAGAATTGTGTCAAATTAATGGTTCTAGGGTCGATTGTTCGATAATTTTTACCGATTTGAGGGGTTTTACGAGCCTTTCTGAGTCAGTAGAGCCAGAAATGGTCACTTATATCATGAACTCTGTGTTAGACGTACAGGTACAGGCTGTGAATCAATTTTCGGGCGTTACGGACAAATTTATTGGAGATGCCGGGATGTTCCACTTCAACACAATCATTCCACAACCAGATCATTGTAACCTTGCACTTGATGCTGCAAAACAAATAGAAAAAAACATTGTTGAACTGAACCTACGTTTTGTAGAAGAAGGCATACCAGAAATAGCCATTGGTATTGGAGTAAACTCTGGCGTGTGCATAGCTGGTAATTTTGGAGCTACAGACAGATTTGCATTTAGTCTTATTGGTGATCCATGCAACGTAGCAGCTCGTTTAGAGTCTGGAACTAAGGAGGCTGGTGTTGGTACTCTTATAGGGCATGAAACAGCACAAAATTGTAAATATATGTTAAAGTCACTAGAACCACTTAAAGTAAAAGGCAAAGCAGAAGCATTAAAAGTATACACATGGGCATGAAATTAACATTGATACTAGGATTGTTGTTACTTACAACAATAGTCGGTTCAGCTTACTACATAGAACGCTTGAATGACCAAATCTCTACGCTTAAAGGCAATCAAATAGTCTTAGAAACAGAAATAGAGAGACAAAACGAGTCTATAAAGAACTATTTAGAACAACAAAAGAATCAACAAGCACAGTTAAATCAACTAGAAGCTGACAAACAAAAAGCCATGCAAGACGTTAACAGGTTACGCAAAACATTTGCCAATCACGATCTTGACCAATTGGCTTTAGCTAAACCAGCTTTGTTACAAAAGAAAGTAAACAAAGCGTCTTCCAGAGTTATGGCTACACTCGAAAAATTAACAAACCCAAATCAGTTTGATGAAAAACCTAGCAGTAATTAGTTTAAGCATATTTATGGCAAGCTGTAGCTTGATGGATTCTGTAAAACCTGTAGAAGTCAGAAGCATTGCAGAACGTGCACCTTTGTATCATCCGCCATTGCCCTATCCAATGAGCTTGTCTAAAGTGGATTGGGAAATAATTACACCAGAACTGATGCAAGAATATTTAGACTTGGTTGCAAAGGGTGACGCTCCAAGAAAAGCATACTACGCACTTTCCAGCAAAGAATATGAGAACCTGTCAATGGACATGGCTGAAATAACAAGATACACAAAAGACATACTTTCAATAATCAAATACTATAGAGAATTAGACAAACCACAGGAGAAAGAAGATGAGTAAATCACCAGAAACTTTTGTTTACAGAGCTACCTTAGAAAGAGTTATAGACGGAGATGGATTTGTCCTAAAAGAGATTGATTTAGGGTTTAACATAAAATTAGCAAATCAAAATGTTAGAATGGCTGGCATTGACACACCAGAATCAAGAGTTAATACGAAAAGACAGCCAGAAAGAATTTCTGAAAAAGCATTAGGTTTAAAAGCCAAAGAAAGACTAAAAGAACTTTTAGCTGGTGATATAACAATTAAATCTTTAGGTCGTGGCAAATACGGAAGATTGCTTGGCATACCCTATGATTGCAATGGAAATGATATTTGTGCAAAACTTATTGAAGAAGGTTTGGCTTCACCTTATTGGGGTGGTACAAAAAAAGCTAAAGTTAGAGAAGACGGAACGTGGGGAGAATAACATGCAAATATCACAAGAAGGATTAGCGTTAATTAAAAAGTTTGAAGGTTGTGAGCTAGAGGCTTATAAGTGTCCGGCTGGTGTTTGGACTATAGGATATGGCCATATCAAAGGTGTTGAAGAAGGCAATAAGATAACTAAAGAAGAGGCAGAATACATGCTTCAAGAAGAAATGATTGAATACGAAGGTTATGTCAATGACATGGTAGATGTAGAATTAAACCAAAGCCAATACGACTCTTTGTGTGCTTGGGTTTACAATTTAGGTCCAAACAATTTTAGAAATTCAACTCTTCTTACTGTTTTAAATCAAGAAAGATACCCTGAAGTTCCACAAGAAATAAAACGCTGGAACAAAGCTTCAGGAGAGGTCCTAGATGGTTTAATACGCAGAAGAGAAGCAGAGGCTTTATTATTTGAAGGAAAAGAATGGTATGAGGTTTAGTGGTTGTAATAAATGCACTATACTAATCTTAGACACATTGTGTTTAGGGTTGAGTGGCTACTATGTCACTACCTAGTTGCTCAACCTGACTTAGACATGAGCGACATATCTTTTAAAGACTTTGATATTCTTTCAGAGCAAGACAAAGAGGAAGCTCTTAATCTATTGCACCGGTATGACCAAATAGACAAACAAGATGTTTGCCAAAAAGATTTTATAAGTTTTGTTAAACATTTATGGCCAGAGTTTATAGAAGGAAGGCACCATAAAATAATAGGCGACAAATTCAATAAAATTGCACAAGGTAAACTAAAAAGATTAATTGTTTGTTTGCCCCCAAGACATTCTAAGTCTGAATTTGCTTCTACATATTTTCCAGCTTGGATGATGGGCAGAAGAGGTGACTTGAAAATTATACAAACCACGCACACAGCAGAATTGGCTGTACGATTTGGTCGTAAGGTAAGAAATATTATTGACAGCGAAGAATATCAACACATATTTCCAGAGCTGCAACTGCAATCCGACAACAAATCTGCGGGACGTTGGACTAGCAACATGGAAGGCGAGTTCTTTGCTGCTGGTGTTGGAGGTGCTATTACAGGTCGTGGTGCAGATTTACTAATTATTGATGACCCACATTCAGAGCAAGACGCTTTGTCTCCTAAATCGTTAGAATCAGCTTACGAGTGGTATACGTCAGGCCCTAGGCAAAGACTACAGCCGGGTGGCATTATTGTGATAGTAATGACGCGATGGAGCACGAAAGATTTGGTTGGAAAAGTATTAAAAAAACAAGGTGATGAAAACGCAGACCAATGGGAAGTAGTTGAGTTTCCAGCAATTATGCCAGAAACAGAAACTCCTTTATGGCCTGAATTTTGGAAAAAAGAAGAACTCCTGTCAGTCAAAGCATCACTGCCGGTTTCTAAATGGAACTCACAGTGGATGCAAAATCCTACTTCTGAAGAAGGCAGTATAGTAAAAAGAGAGTGGTGGAGAGAATGGAAAGGTGAAGAAATACCCAGTTATGAATATGTTATACAAAGTTACGATACGGCTTTTTCTAAAAAAGAAACGGCTGATTACTCTGCAATCACTACTTGGGCAATATTTAAAGATCGTGATGAAGTTGAACAAATAATACTGTTAGACGCAAAGCGATACAGAGTGGATTTTCCAGAATTAAAAAGAATTGCTTTCGATGAATACAAATACTGGGAACCTGACTGTGTGTTGATTGAGGCAAAGGCATCTGGTACACCTTTGACACAAGAATTAAGAAGAATGGGCATACCTGTTACAGCTTATTCACCAAGCAGAGGCCAAGATAAAGTAGCCAGAATGAACAGCGTAGCACCCATATTTGAGTCTGGAATGGTTTGGGCACCAGACGAAGATTACGCAGATTTAGTCAGAGAAGAACTAGCTTCTTTTCCATTTGGCGATAATGATGATTTCTGCGATAGTACAACAATGGCGTTAATGAGATTTAGACAGGGCGGTTTTTTATCTTTAAAAGAGGATTATCAAGATGAAATAAAGTTTTTATCTAAAAACAGAACAGTATATTATTAATGAAAATATTTATAACTAGATTTATACACGACACAAAAGAGTATGAGGGTCCAGATATACACGCAGAAAATGAAGAACAAGCAGAATTGATAGCAGAATCGCAAGGTTTAATTTTAGAAGGCGAGCTAACAGATTTATTTTCTTTGGGTGACGAAATGCGACCTAGAGTGCTACACTAAACGATTATGGCAATAGACAAAGCATTAGAACCAAACAACAATCTTGACGTTATAGAGCAAGGCTCTAGCGTTACGATACCACAAGAACTTTCAAGACAAGACATGATAAGTGATGCAGCACAAATACTTGTTAATGAAGATGAAATTTTAGTTGGAGACGAATTAGAACAAGAGCCAATGCCGGAAATGGATTTCGATTCTAATTTAGTGGATTTTATCGACCCTACAACACTTACTAAAATTGCATCAGATTTAATTAGTTCTGTGGACAGTGATAAACAATCAAGAAGTGAATGGGAAAAAACTTACACAGAAGGCTTGGAATATTTGGGCATGAAATTTGATGAACAAAGAAGTCAGCCATTTGAAGGCAGT